TTTAGCCTTGAGTTTAGCCTTTTCTTTTGCCTTTTCTTTTGCATCTGGTTTTTTTGATTTGGCTTTTGCTTCAACAACCAAATGATTAACAAGAACAAGAGCGTTAGCAGAAAGAACTTCAAAACCAGCCGCTTCTAAATCATTTGAAGCTGACATTAATTTATCAAAAGCAGACTTGACTAACGAGTTTTTATCTGAAGCTGTTTTTTTATTGCAATTGCAACTGCAATTTTCATTACAACCAGATTCTTTTGAGCAATTGCTTTTGTTTGCGCAATCGCAACAACCATCTTCTTGCTTCCAATCTTTTCGAGCTTGGGCGCAACATTCACATTCGTTGTTAGCGGAAGCTTTTTTAGTAAAAGCAACTTCAAAATTGCTTTTATTTTGTAAATATGCATCCATGGATGCCGCTATTTCATTTGCAAAATTTTTCATAAAATCCTTAAAAGCCCCGCGACTTTCGCCGCGGGGCGGTTAAATTAACGACGACCTGGGATAAGGGAGAATAAGGCTTGGTCTAATTCTTTTTGGAACATATCTTCTTGTTTTACTTGTTCCAAACCATTATCATAAGCGCCAACTTGAACAACGCTGGCTACTTTTCTGACTGGAGTCTTGGCAATGACACGCTTCATTGATTCAAAGCCTTCATCATTCCAGTTCATAATTTCATTATCAACGTAGCTGGCAATTACTTGATGTTCGTCATTTAACATGCCTCTGCGAACCATTTCATTAGCAAGTTCATATGCTCTTGATAATTTGATTTTATGTTTTGAAAGTTCGGCATCAATTTGCGCTTTAGCATGAGCTTTGAGCAATTCTTCTCCGAATTCTTTGCTGGTCTTATCGCCTTCAGCAAAATATTCTTTCCAATATTTGATTACTTCTGGATCTAATCCTTTTTCAGCAAATTTGTCTAATTGAGCAACTGAAACCTTACCTTTAACAATAAGATCATTTAATCTTTCAGCTTCCTTGCGGACTCGTGGAGAAACTTGTCGTGCAACTTCAAGGTCTTTTTCTTGAGCTTCATTTACGTTTTCAAACTCAACGAGGTCTTTGGAACCTGGAAGAGGTGAAGTATCAACGAGCTTGTGAGCTTCTTCTAATACCGGGCTAAAAGCCAATGCTTGTGCAGCTAATTTTGCTCTCATTTGAGCTCTGCCTTCTTTTGAAAGAAGATTTAATTCACCGGAAGCTTTTGATTCCATTTTTTCCTCTGTATCCATGACGTCATTTTCATCATTAACATCTGAGCAATCTGAGTGATTGACATCATCAGCATCCCAGCATTCTTTGCCTTCGTGCATATCATCAACATTCATTTCATCGGCATTCATTTCATCGGCGTGCATTTCGTCCTCGGAATTCATTGAATCACAATTTGCTTCCATATCATCAACTGCATTCATTTCTGGATCTTCTGGGAGATCTGCCGCTGACAATGAAAGATCGTCTGCTTTATTATCTTCATCGGCTAACATACTTGCTTGTTTTTCCAATTTTTCTGAACCTCTTACATATGATACACAAGAAGCCATGATTTTACGAGCATTATTTAATGCTGCACGTGCATCGACGAAAGCGCTTTCGACAACGCTTTGTTGTACTGGGCTTGTTAAACCTTCCGAAGCTACTTCGTAGACTAAATTCATTTCTTCTGCATGATCATTTAAATCAGCAATTGCGCGCTTAGCTCCCGCAATAAGTGCAGTTGAAAGTGATTTCTTCATATTGAATAATGGAGCAAGAGCGGCTTTTTTACCAGAAAGTTGTTCCATATCGCCCATTTCAGCTTGTTCGCCGGTAAGTAAACGAACGGCTTCAACTAAATCAGAAGCATCGTCGCGTAATTTTTCAGCTAATTCCAAGGCGGTTTCTTTTGGATCTCCTGATAACCCTTTATCTTCAACCATTTCTTCTTTTGGAGCTTCAACTGGTTCTGCATCTACTGCTGGTTCAACAGGGGCTGCAACTGGAGCAACTGATGGATTTGAATTTGGATCTTCCAATGCTGGGGCTGCATCTTGAGCTGACTTATATAATGAAGCCGCTTTTGCAATACCAACTGATTGTACTTTTGCTAAAAGTTTTCTACCGAATTCTTTTGTTGCAATTGTATCAAATAATTCTTCAGAGGAAGCACCAGCGAGACTTTTAACGGAAGCAGTGAAGAGTAATTTACCATCACGTGAAACTTGCCAACCAGTTTTATCAAAATCTTTTTTACCATTAGTAGAGACTCTGACAAATTTAGCTTGAAGAGGTGAAGCGCGATTTAACATTTTTTTGCGTTTCAATTCGTCTTCTTTGCTCTTTGGTTGATCTAAGAGCCCAGTGACGTCGCCAACTTGATTCTTTTTAATATCTTCGAGATCTTTTTTACGAAGATTGGCTTCCATTGGATCTGCTGGATATTTGACTTTACCTAATGCTGGTTCGCTTTCTTTATTTCCGCTTTGGTAATAAGCTTCTTTGCGAGTCAATTTTTCTTTGGCTGCTTTGAGTGCGCCGGCGCGGCGGAGGGCTCTTTCATCTAATTCAGCTCGAAGCAATTTCTTTTTATTATCGAGATCGTCACCATACAAACCTTCTGGAGCAATCTCCGAAGATTCGTTAAGCCAACTATTCTCGGCAGCGCGAGCTTTTTCAGCCATCGGATCTACTGGATACTTTGGCTTACCTGGGGTCGGATCGCTGACGCTGTTACCACTTTGGTAGTAAGCTTCCTTATTAAGACCAGACGGTTGTTTAGAATTTACCATTTCAATTTCCTCGCTTATTGTACTTGATATTTTTTTAAGGGTGTTGTTTATTTCAGCAAATTTTTCATTTACTGATTGTTTTAATTCTTTCAATTCACTTTCTAATGCATTTTTATGTGTTGTTGCAGTTTTATTAGTTGATGTTTCCTCTACGTCGGCATCATTTTTTTCTTTTTTTTCTAATTCAACTGTTTCTACAGTTTTAGTCAGATCGTTTTTTAAATCCGATAAGGATTTAGAAATACGTTCAACTTCTTCTTCTAAATTTTTTAATTTAGTTAATGAAGCATCTTCTCCTAATTTATTTATTTCTTCAAATTTTTCATTCAAATTTTTTGAAATATTGTTTGCTGCGGCTAATATGGTGCGGATCTTTGCTTGTGGATCTGCTCCGCTAACAACAATGCTTAATTCAATTGGAGATAATTCTGTATTGATTTCTTTCGCTGTTTTAGAACGCATATGATTGCAGAATTCTCTTTCTACTCTTGCAACTTGACCACATGTATAGCAAATTGCTTTACCAACAGCAGTTCCCATTGATACAGAAGTTTTATATCCGGAAGTAACGCCTCTTGCCAAATCTGGATAAGATTTTTTATCCAGAGCACATAGACCAATAACTCGCTTATGTTTTCTATCGTAGTAAGTGTCGAGAATAATGCCACGTACAGCGTCTACTTCTGAGCTTCTGTGGTCTAAGCAAAGAGGTTTGCCTGCCCATTTTTTGTAAGCTTTGATAATTTCTTCTGCTGGGAATACATCGCCATTTGCATTAGCATATGCTTGAATTGATGGATCATTGGTTTTCCATTTCCATGAACCAGTTTTTTCATCTATTTCCCAACCAACTTCAACGGGAGATCCATCTGTTTTTAATTTAACGCTACCATCTGGATTTAAAGCTGCTGCTTCGGCGGCAGTAATCATGATAGCCGTAAAATATAAAAAGTCGTCAGCTTTTGGAGCTACTCTGCGCAATTGTTGTGCAAATTTAGAAAATTTTTCATCAATTTCCGCATTATTTAATTCAGCGAGAACAGAAGAGGAAGATTGAATATCTTCGGCGGATATTGTTGATAATTCTCCAACTTTATTGAACGCCATCTTTATCTTCCTTTTCTTCTTTTTTAGACATTTCTTGTTTCAATTCTTCCAATTCTTTTGCAGTTTTAGAAGCATTGTCTTCTTCCATAAAAGGAAAAATATTAATTGGTTGAAGGTCTCCGGTTTTTATAAACATATTATTCTCTCACATATATTAAATTATTCATATATTTTTGTTTAATTTCAATGCTTCTTCCCGTTCTTTTACAAGCTCAACTAACAATGGACTCTTTTTTTCCACTTTTTCTTGAAGTTTTTTCGATAATTCTGAAACCCAGTTTCTTGATAAAATGTTTTTTTGTATATGATTTTTCATTCTATCATCAATTAATTCAGTAAGTTCTTCTACAGTAGGTTTAATGGAATTAATTGCCGTTATTACATCTTTTGCAAAATCTTTAGATTTTAAATTTCCAAAAATTTCTATTAATTTATTAACTTGATCTTCTAATTCTTCTATTATAGAAACAAAAGATTTTAATATTCTTTCTGTTTGAGTATCCGAAATAAATGGTTGCATTACTACGTAGCATTTAAAAGCTATTCTTTTTAAATAATTAAAATTATCTACAACCTTATCTCTGTATCGTCTAAGCGCAGCTCTTCTTTTAAATAGATCTTCTGGATTGATTGTTTGATCATCTTTAAATGCGTCGTAAATCAAGTTCAAATGACTCCAACATCCTTTTAAAGTTTTTTGGCAGTAATCAAAATATCTAATAGCTTTTTCTGCTATTTCTTTTTCTGAATCACTAATTTCATAGCTCATCATTGTAGCATATTTTTTTAAGCTCATAATGTTCCTCCTCCGCCAACCAATGAGGGTCCAGTAAGATTTGTAAGAGCGGTTCCAGGTTCAAAAACTCCTACTTGAGGAAAATTGACCATTGAAACAGGATAAGTTAATTCCCCAGATGATTGATAATCAGCTCTATTTGGATAAGTGGTTTCCACGTCCGCTATATGTCCTCTGGGATAATTGCCTTCACCTATAAAAGGAATTAATCCGTAATAAGCGTTATCCATGAATTCAGTGTCTCTGCTCATTGAGACGGCATCATCGGCTGTATTGATGTCCTGTTTGTGCGAGTTGCATGTAGTTCTAATTAATGCTAATAAAAACTCTTGAATTGGAAAAGTTATACCTGTACCAAAACCATTTAGTTTGGCTTCTTTGATTGCTTTTTTACAATCCCAATTATCGATAAGAGTTCTGTAAAGAGCTATGAAAAATCCGGTGCGATCTTTACCGTGCTTGCAATGAATGAATATTTTTTTATCGCTATTGAATAATTTTTCCATAACAATATCAGAAACTTTATCTAAAAAATCTGTTGGATCATTTAAATATAAAGGAATTATAACTTGCTCTATATCATTTCTCTTGCAGCATTCTTTGATTTTATCTGCTGATTGACTATCAAGAGAAATAATTTTATTTATTCCAAGTTTTTTTAAAATAAAAATATCAGATATATTAGGAGCTCCCCCTCTATATAAATTTTCATTTACTTTTTTGAAGGTTTTGATCATAAATTACTCGCTATACTATTTAAAACCGCTCTAACATATTGCGGTGAATGCGAAAACAACATGTGTTTTATCAATAGGATGCTTTGTCCGATTGCGCTTGATGCTGGCATTTGTTTAGATGATATTTCTATTTCATTCAAGTTTTGAATTTTTCTTTTTAAATTATTTAATGATTTTGGTCTATTTTCTTCAGATATTTTTTGCATTAGAAATTTAATTAAATCTGCTATACTTTTGCCTGCTATTATAGGATCTCCCATTGGGATGGCATTTGCATTTTTTAAAATAGATTTATCTTCTATGACTTTCAAAGCTTCTTCTAAAGATTTTTCATCTATATCTGATTCACCATTAATAAATAAATGATCGAAAGCTTCCTTATACTTTTCTTTGAATTTTTTAACCAGATCTTTATCATTTTTCAAGGAACGAATCACTGAAGTATAAGTAATATTAGAACTGCTTTTTACATGCTTAAAATATTCAATTTGTCGAAGTCTTTTTTTAGCTTCTTGGCGAGTATTATATGTTCCCATATTTCTTCCCTTTTCAGAGAAAACTCTATATTTACCATTTGGTAATTTTCTAATAAATGACTCTTTAATCAGATCGCAAGCTGCTTCGTATATGTAGGCATGAAGTAAAATTTCATCACTCATTTTTTATCTCCATATAAACCTAATTTTCTTTTAATTAGATTTACATCAAGAACGCTCATCATTGAGTTGTCAAGTGATCCATTAGAATTTATTTCAGTTATTAATTTAATTTGCATAGAATTAATATAAATTAAATTATCTCTCTGAATTACATTCTTATCATCTAAAAACATGGTTTTGACTGCTATGAAATCACCATATATTTCAATTGGGTATCCAACTACTACTGATTGCATATTAATATTTGCATCATTGTTTACAACTTGCTCGTACTCATCGCCTATAGCAATCTCTACTAATTTGTTTTTAATAATAGGAAATAGTTCAGATATGTTTGACATTTTTAGCAACCTTTAATAAAAACATTCTATTGTACATTTCATTCTTTTCGAAGCTGACTTCTGGAAGATTAGAATTCAAATTCGCAAAAACAGTTATATATGTATTGTCATTAAATTCCTTTGCTAAAATCGTCGCAAATTGCTTAATTGCAGCGTGTGTTTTTTTAACATCACCATCAACAATACATTCAATTTCTATTTCATTTTCATTTGCGCAAATTCTACTTTCAGAATTTAAATATTCTTGTAATGCCGTTGAAAGAATATTTGCATATTTTATACCAGAAATTTTATCAGATGTACCTATAGATATTAGATATTTATTTTCTGAATTGGCGACTGATATGCCAAATTGATTCAAATATTTTTTAATTACTCCCCATATGGAAGACAGCCAAGAAGGATCATCTGAATCATTTTTAAAATTGATTTTTGAATCATTTTTAACTTCACCTTCGTCTGATGTCATTTTCGGTATGTAATTTGTCGACTGTCTAATTTGCTTTATAGCATTTTGATATATGCTTGTTTTTTTATTTTGATCAACTTGTCGCTGCATATCGCCAAGGGTGATATATCCTTTTTTATCTTTATCAAATAAAGGATTTGCCTTGTACGCTTCTGATTCGCTATAGCTTGGTATTTTAATGCCAATATCATAATATTTTTTACTATATTTCTTACCACCGATAACAACTGACTCTGGATTCTTTTCTAAGAAAACAGTATCTTTATCACCTGATTTTATCCCAGGCAATCTCATGGCTATTGGCCAAAAATTAGCTACATAAAATTGTGCAGCGCTTTTAATCGGACCACCCGCATTAGTAATTGCATTTTCCAAATACTTTTTGAAATAATTTAATTGTTCTTCTCCGGATAATTGAACAAAGTCTTTCCAATCTCCATTAAATCCAAGAGACTTTTGTGTCCCAGGCATAGCTCCAAATATACCTCCAGCATTTCCGTTGGCATTGTACACATTGTTTTGCAAACCACTTTCAGAAACAAGAGCTGCAACAATGTCTTCTGGGCTCATTCCTACACTTTGAGATATTTGAACTAACTTTGGATAAAAATTAGCTCCTAAATTAGTTTTACCTATGGATGGCATTAGAAGTCCCTTCTAAAATTATAAGTATCTGGAGACACTTCATCGGGCTCATACTCAGCCGAATCAATCATCCAAAGTTCTTCATAATCTGATTCTCTTACAAGATCTTCTTCCAAAGAAGTTCCAATAACAACGTTAAAATCCGTATCAAGTTGATGAACAGTGAGACTTTGATCCTTAACTCTATAACGCATTATGAATTCTGCATAAGCTTTTGCTTTTAATTTTTTATCTATTTCTGATAAATCTAAAGTGACTCTCACTTCTATTAACTTATCATTATAATAATTAGGATCTGAGTATGGATATATTCTTTTTACTAACCCATCTCTCATAAAAGATTTTTGAAAAAGCCAGGGTAGATAGGCAGAAATTTTATCGAAGTACTCATCATATTTTTTGCTACGTGATTCTCTGTTTAATTTCTGAACCAAAACTCTGGCTATAGGAGCTGCTTGATCATAAAGTAATTTAATTTTTTCCGGTTTTATTTTTTTAAAAGGAATAAATCTATCAGTTGTTTGATATACGTCGCCATTGTCCAATGTTGTTGGCGGTACGTGTAAGAATATAGATTCTTTTTTTAAATTAACTTTTTTTTTTCTGTATCGATAACTTCAGCAGATAGCGCTAATAATTTATCACTAATACTCGGATATTTATCTTCTATTTGTTCGGAAAAACTTAAAATTTCTTGAACCATTCCAAGAGCATTGCTTTCTTGAGCTAACTTGGTTAAGTTTGCGATAAACTTTTGGGAAGCGACTTTATTTTTCTCATCCATTTCGTTAGCAATATCTTCCAAAGCATTTCCAGTTTGATTTACCTTTTTTGGTTCCTTCTCTTTTTTTGGAACTGGTGGTTTTGGAACTGGTGGTTTTTTTGGTACCGGTGGTTTTGGGACTGGTGGTTTTGGAACCGGGAGACTTGGAACTGGAGGTAATTCTTTTGTTTTTTCAACCATAGGTGGTTCTTCTAATTTTGGTTTAGAAGGCGCCATAGGCGGTTCTTCTAACTTTAATTTACGAACCATAGGAGGCTCTTCTAACTTTAACTTGCGAACCATTGGAGGTTCTTCTAATTTTGGTTTAGAAGGTACCATTGGTGGTTCTACTAAGGTTTTAGAAGAAGGTAGCTCCGGCATTTCTAAAGTAGGTCTTTCATTCTTATTTAAGACTGGATCTTTATGAAATTCTGGCATTTCCAAGAATTTTGGAGTACTATTTTCTAAATCATTTTTTTCTGAAATAGGAGCATCTAAAGTAGTATTATTTACTGAAACCTCTGCATTCTCTGTTTCTGGCTTGTTTTCTACTTCTTTATTTTTATTGGCTTCCAACATTTCTTGATGTTCTTTTAACTTTACAATTACTTCATTATAATAGACTCTAAAAGCCTTATCATAATTTGTAAAGTATTTATTTACAAAGTCATTAGCTAATTGATTATAAAGAGCTACATTTCTTCTTGAAACTCCACTTTCTAAACGATCGAATACTCGAATAAGATCACTAAACATTTTTTCGGAGCTTTTAAGCATTTTTTCAGTAGAAGATTTTACTAATTTTAGAAAGCCATAGTTAAAACGTTTTTCTATTTTTCTTGCACCTCTACCTTGATTGGTAATTAAATTTTTAGCAGTATCTCCTATGCTATCAGCTATGTCGCGGGCTTTATAATAAACATCAGATATGCCGGCTTCTTTTGTGATAGATTCAAACTCTTCGGCAGCTTTTTTCATTTTATCTGGATCATAGTTTAAAAAACTATCCTTATCAGATTGATCTAAATCTTTTAATAAATAGTTAAAATGATTTAATTTTAAATCTTTAGAAAATCTGGAAAGTTCCGCAGCAATTCTTGCACAACGATCGTGGAATGCTACCAAATTCATTCCAGCTTTTACATAGTCACGTTGTCTGACATATGATCTTGCCCAACGTATCAAATCTCTACTATCATCAGCAATGTTTCTAATGTTTTCATCTACTTCACGCATGCGATCCATAGTTTCAGCCAATTCGTCATGCATTGCTTCCATTGCAGGACCAGTTAAATTGATTTTTTCGAAAACTTTTGATCGCAAAGATCTGCGTTGTGCTAATTTAGTCGACATTAAATCCTCTATTTATTAATATTATGCAAAAATATTTATGCGCTTGGCGGAGGTGGAGGTGGAGTGCCCATATCCATTCCAGGTAATCCAGCACCAGATGATGATGGAGTTTCCATTCCAGAAGAAAGTTCTGTTTTCATTTCTGGTATTTCGGAATCAGGACCCAATGCTCTCAAAGCACTTAATCCCATAGATTCTAAGCTTTCTTTTTCTTTTTTACGAATAGCTTCTTCAATATCTTCTTGGCGAATGCGATTTTTTTCAGTTTCCCAATCAAGACCAAGGCAATTATAAAGAGTATGAACGGAAACTCTTTTTTGATCTCCACTTAAATCTTTGATATTTTGAATGTAATCATTCAAGTCGAACATTTGCATTCTATTGAATTCTACTTCTGGTATAATTAATTTTTTCTTACCATCAATAGTATCATAGAAATCATTTAGTTTAGCTATAGGAGCAAATACTTTTCTTTTAATCCATGCAGCAATCATATTTCTAAATTGCATGTATCTATTTCTTAGAACTTCCAATGAAATTCCGCCATTTGCATAAGTAATATCTCCACCACCCTCAATTACAATTTGAGGTACAAATAATCCGGCATACATAAATTTTAATAATCTATCTATGTCTCCTGAAGTATCATAAATTCCCTGTCCAGCCCCAATTGTCTCAATGGAGACAGCATCATGGGTAAATATCTTATAATTTTTATTAGCAGCAGCTTGCTCTACTGTTTGTCGCCAACTTTCTAAATCTACTGGACTTGCTCTAAAATCAGAATTTCCTCCGCCTATTTTAAAAATTCTCCAGGGATTAATCATTTCTTCAGCCATTGCGAATTTACTTTCATAAATTTGATCAAATAGCTGTAGATTTCTAAAGATGCAAACAGGTAATCCTACACCGTGGGTTTCATATGGGCTTATTTTTCTAGCCAAATGAGAAACATAATAATTATCCAAAGGAATATTCTGTCCTCTTTTAACATAGTTAACAATTGTTGGGTCGAGTGATTGCCTCTGACTAATATCTGAAGGCGCATTTGATGAACACACTCTTTTTAAGTTTTCATCAGGTTTCATAAAAATATTCGGCTCACCTGGAATTACTGATCTTTTTACTATCATATAATCCGGATTCTGTATAACGAATCTTGACCATTTTGCCGCACTTTGGTCTAATTCTCCCATTGGGAAAGTTTCGCCAAGAAGCCAATATTCCTGACTCATTTGTATGATAGTATTAATTAAATCAATCTCTTCAATCATTTCATTAAAGAAATTTTCAACTTCTTTATTGTGGCAACGAATATCCATTCTACCTATTGGATAAGTAGAATGTAAGTTTATTGCATTTTGTACGATTGGATTTAAAGCATAAAAACTTCTACACCAAGCATTTATAGTAATTCTATCTCTTGGAAGAGACATATTACTATTCAACCAAAGAGGAGAGTACATCTCCTGGTTTTGCATTAACGCTGAACCGGAATTTCCTTTAAATGCATTTCCAAAATGAGAACTTGATTCGAAATTAGCTTGTTTTGATATAGTGCCAGCTAACACATTACCTAAATGTGTACCTTCATCAATTTGACTTCTCGATGATCCATCCTTGAAGAGACCCTTTTTAACTTCTCCTTCAAGCATATCTCTTCTAACATTAGAAACCTCATGGTACATGGTAGGAGAGACTTTTGGAATGTATCTTTGATTGTTGTTTTCCATATTTACTTTATATCATATTTATTTTAAAATCTTGCCATGTTGACTGTTATTAACGATGCTTTGGGTTTTACTTTTTCTTCTTTTTGAAGAAGCGGATGAGCTATAGTAAATCCATTAGATATATAATATTTATAAGCAAGATAAGCATTAATTAAAGCCATGAAACCGTCTGTTGGTCCTGCTTTTACATAATGTGGATTTATTTCTCCTGAACGAGTAATAGTTGGTTTGATTTCCATATTTGAACAATGTTGCATCAACCAATATACTTGTTCATAGCTTCCAAGAGGAAATCTAATTTTACCTTTTCTTAATTGCTCATACATTTCTGTAATATAAAATTCTCTATCAAAAAATATGGTCTTAGGAAAGATATCTGAATTATATTTTACATTCCCAAGCACTTTTCCACCAGCCTGAGAGGAAAGCCATCTTTCACCATATTCTACTTGCATCAATTCATTGAAATCATTAGCATATCCAATATCGCATATAGATAATTTGACAGTAAATCTTTTCATCAATTCTGAAACTATTGATTTTTTTGACTCTATATCATTTTTTTTGAATTTACAAGCATACTCTATAGATAAATTTCCACCTTTAGCGGCTAATACAACCGCTACAGAATAGCTTTGACCTTGTTGAGCTTGAACTTTATCTGAAGTAGCAAATTGTGCTAAATCCGATTTCGCCCCAATATCGATACCCATGAAAACAACCGTATCATCTTCTGCGGTTATTGAATTTCTAAACTTTCTTTCATGATCTCCACAAGTATTCATTATTTCTTCTGGCGAAATAATGCCAGCTTCACCTTGAAAAAATTCTCCGAGAACTTCGTTTTGATAGGCTCTTTCGGTATTGATTGCAGAAATACCTGGTTTTTGGCTCATAATTGTTTCTTTTGTTTGTTCTGGGAGATATAGCTGATTCAAATGGAACCCAACAAATTGGCAATCTTCACTATTTTTTGAAGCCACCCATTTTCCTCTTGCTATCCCGTCTCTACGATCCTGTTCTCTGCCACAATGCGTACAACGAACGACGTTTCCGTATAACCATATATTTTCCCATTCGTTTGATCCAGGAGTATACAATGGAAAATAATCTTTACACGATTCACATCCAAGATAAAAAAATTGCTGTGAAGATTTGTTCCACATTTGCCAAAAATGACTTCCACGTTGTAGAGGCGTGCCGAAGTATATTTGAACACCCTGCAATGGTGGTCCATATTGAGCTTTAGTGAGGACTTTAGTAGCATTAGAGATAGCTGCTACAGGATATTCTTGAACCTCATCACAAATCAATACGTCGCAAGTAAGACCGCGTATTCTATTGGCATCTGTGCCAGCGGATTCAATCCAAATATGATTTCCACCTTGAAATTGTTTGAATCTTTGATTATCGTTTGCGGCAGAAGATTTATCAAGCTTCATTTTCATAAAAGCCGTTTTGCCCTTTTTATCATTTGGATTCTCTACTTGAACCGATGCATCGATAAAAGAGGCTAATTTAGTTTTTGAAAAATTTGCAGCTCTATCCAATTGAGGCCAAAGATAGCAAATACGTATTGGTGGATTGTTTTCATTTCCAAACAATCCACTTCCCATGTAATACATGCATGTAGCTGCACTCGTAATTGTTCCACCTATCTGACGACTTTTCAGCCAGATCATTGGTTTGGCATCTTTTTCAAGAGCCTTGACTGCCATATACCGCATGATTTCTACAATAGGTCTATAGCCGCTTTCGATTAAACGATAATCTGAGCCTTCAAGAGTAAGATATTTTTGAGTCCAATAAACAGGATCTAAATTAAGCAATCCATCTTTTAGCTTATTAAATTCTTCTTGCATTCAAAAGAATGCAAAAATAAACATCAAAACTTAATGAATTTAAATTTCTCGCCGCCGACTTTTGATGGTTCGCAAAAAGCTAATGGATTTTCATTATCCATTTCATTGCTTTGATTTACATCTACTTTACCAATATTACTAATATTATGATGATTTTGATTATTTAAATTTACTTCTAATATTTTATTAGAAATATATTTTTTAACAGAATCGCTAACGTCATTCAATTCATATAATCCATTTTTTATGCTTCTTATATTAAGCATATTATGAATAACCGCATCAACAGACGTACCCGGTCTATCTTCGACGTAATTATCTATAAATATTTTCATTTCTGGATTTAATTTAAACTCTTCTGGCTCTTGCATATTTGCATTTTTCTTACATTCATTGCCATCTTGATCAAGAGCAATTTTGCTATTTATGAAGTTTTTAAATCCAGTTCTTTCCTGCAAATCATTTACTATCTCTTCAACCGAAGAAAATTTCGACTTTCCTACTCCGCTTATAATTGAATGAATTTCATCATGAATAGATGAGTATTCACTTGTTTTTTTGAGATTATTTTCAAAGTCTTTAAACCAAGACGGCTCTTTATCTTTATTAGTATAAACTGGCGAGTAGTATTTTGTCATAGCAATTCCTTAGAATCAAGCGTGATAGTTTGGAGCCAGATTGATATTGTCTTCTGATGAATAACCATAACCTTTTTCATCTAACAATGAAAGGTCTCTGTCGAATGGCATATTCATATCTTTGAGAAGTTGAATAGTTTCCATTTTTTCACGATCGGTCAATTTATATTTTTTAGCAAGCTTATCAAAAGTGTCTTCAAGATCCTTGCCGTTTGTAATAACCGCGTTAACACAGGCGCGCGCAATTGCTGAAACAATTAATGGTACAGTCACCATAACTCCACCGGAATTTACACCCATGGCTTTTTGACCTTCTTTGGTCATTCCATGGTTTATATCGGCTTTTTTACGACGTTTATTTAATTCTTTTTCTAATCTTTCGATCCCATCTTCCATTTCGGAGCGAGCATCGTCAGCTTTGGAAATATCAATTTCTCCATCAAAATCTTGTTGAACAGATTTTGAAAGAATTTCTAATCCTCTTTTTAAATATGAAACAGCTCTTTCAAGAGCGATAGTTTCACCTTTGTGTTTTGGGATTTTATCAAGGTAATTTCTTAACCAGTGTAAGAATTCTGATTTTGGAAGAGATTGCCAATCTTTTGATTTTTTACCATCATCTTTTGAATCTTTTTTAGATTTTTCTTCCTCAACATCTTCTTCATCGTCTTCTGAAACTTCTAAATCCTCATCTTCCGCTCCAGGCAAACGAGGTAATGAAAAGGACAATTCAACTACATGTGGTTGATTTAAAACGTCTTCTAATACTTCTAAATGCGGATGCTCATTATTTTCTTCAGAATCATTTTCCATATCTTCAGATTGAACTTCTAAATCTTGATTAGAATCCGAATCGTCTTCATCATATTCACTAACAACGGTCTCATTATCTGTGTCTTCAGAAGGAAGAACTACGAGCAATTGTTCATCATCGGCATTATGATAGTCTTGAGCTTGTTTGTACATAGGCATTAGATTCCTTGAGATATAAATATGCTATTTTATTTAAATTTTTCTGGGCTATATCGACTTGGTTTAGTATTTAAAATGTTCTCTATATCTTTTTTTCTTTTCTTTCTACGCTTTCTCATGAAATCGGATACAGATTTAACCTTATCTAAATTGGCAAAGAATCCTTCGCCGTAATCGTAATTAGTTCTTATTTGAGCTTTTTTAATTAGTTTTAAGAGTTCTTTTAACATTGTATTTATTGTAGTATGGTAATAACTTTTCGTTAATTGGTATATAATCCCATAAATTCATTTGATCTATAAGAAATACAGTATTATTAGGATTATATTCTAAAGCTTTATTTATATTTTTAGATAAGTATTCTTTTGTACTTTTATTTATATATTCCCTATTATTCTTAATCCAATCAATAATTTCAGAATCTACTTTAAATCCTAATTTGGAAGATAGGTATATTACTCTTATAATTCTATTTGTATTAAATTTGAAGGCAAGATCGGGCGGAAGTATTGTTTTTATTAATTTATTTTTAATATCTGGAATGCCTCTTTTTGTAAGATCTTTTACTTTTGTCATCTCTAAATTCATTAACAATGAATTACAAGTAAAATCTCTTGACCATACTTCCTTATTCAAATCAGTTGATTCTATATTGTGTAATTTGAAATATTCATCTATCCCAGGAGTAATAAAATTGCTTGAAAAATCTAACTTTATATGTTCTAAGTATATAGAAACATGTTTATCTAAAGCTTCTTTCATAGACATTCCTGGAAAATATTTTCTAAGCTGAAATCCTACTTCTTTAGCTAATCCAAATACTTTATCATTTCCAGTAGTAAAATCAATATCATTGATTTTCATATTTTTACCTAAAAATTTATCTCGCGGTAATCCGCCGACTATATAAAGATTTGTATTGTTTTCAATACTTATCTCTTTAAGTAAATTTAAAAGATCAAATAATTTCACTTTACCTTTATACTACTTTTGGAGTAGGCGTTGTTTGTGCTTCTTGCGGGGAAGGAGATGATTCTTCTTGCCCTTCTACATCATCTTCTTTTTTTGGTAATAAGGATTGCTCTAATTTAGCTTGCTCTTGCTCTCTACGTAATTGTTTTCTTTGTTTTTCTTTATCATCTTCTTTGCTTAAAACATCCTGTACCGCTTTTACTTCTGGTGAAACGGTATTTTCTTCTATTTCATTTAAATTGTCTTTTGTCTTATTAACAGCTCCTTGAAGTGTTAATATAATTTCAGATATACGAGAGCTAATATAGTTAATACTTTCATTATTTTTTGCAATGATTTCAGATAAAGAACTAAAATAAGTAGTTAGCCCAAGTTTTGACATTAAAATTTCTATAATAGCCAATTCCTTGGATATGACTCTATTTTGATAGATAGTATTAAGATTTTGTAGTTTAGCTAAAACATCTTCTATGGTTGCATTTGAAAAGGCTTTATCTAAAATTTCATCTATGTTATCTGACTTTTGCTCTACTTGAGCGCCCGTATCAGTTTGCTCATTCGCGCTATTTGGATTGCCGGGAGCTTGATTTGAAGCTTTCTCTTCTTCCGGTGCTTTTGATACGGCAGGAGTTACGGGGACAGTGGAAACATTGTTTTGTGTAGGGACTGCGATTTGAGCTTCAGTCACGAGGACTTCGTTTTCTGGTTCTATTTCTATGATAATTTCAACATCTTCTAAATTATTTAAATCTGTTATTCCAGATGTATTTATATTATCAATTAGTTTATCTAATGGATCTGTTGGAAACTTTTTATCTCGTTTAACAGTATCATTTAATGCTGGAACAGTATTTAAGTTATCCAACGACCCACCATTGTCTTTGTTTGTAATAGGTAAAGGGCTTGAAGTTATATTTGGACCACCGGCGGCATTCTGAGCAAATTTATAAAGAAAATTAGAAGATCTTTCAAATCCTTTTTTATTTAAAAGATTTGATTCTCTAATAATTAAATCTTCATATATTTTTATAGATGAGCTTTTTTTATTAATTGTTTGAAATTTTTTCAACAAATCGTATAACGAAGACAATAAGTTATCAAACTCATCTCCAGCTAATAAATGACCTTCCATAGTGGTCAAATTTTTGATAGCTGCATTGAGTCTTCCGATAATTTTTTTTCTTTGCTCTTCTATAGTATATCTTTTAGATACTTTATCCTCATTATCAACAATAGAAGGCTTTACCACGGTTTCAATAGGATCTGAGAGATCTACTTTATTTCTATCATGAACAATAGGAGACGGTACATGATTTGGTAAATAATATCCAGAAATATTCTCTGGCATATACATTTGAGCTAACTTTGGCTTTAGATTATATTTTTTACCGTTACCATCTTCATAGAATGATAACCAATTTTTAAAATCATTAATTTCTTGTTTGCTCCAACTTTGGACCATACTTTCAACTACTTGATTTTTATTTGCTCCAAAATGGACTTTTGTATATATTTCACGCATAGCTTCAACCCATTTATTTAAATTATAAACAGGTTTTGAAATTATTTCGTCTGTAAGATTTGGATAGGCTTTTTTCATTTGATAAAAAAATATCAAAAAATGCCTATTCGAGTAGAGCCTTAGTTTCTTCGCCTATTTTTTTAACTTCATCTAATCTAATATCTATTGGAATAGGGTGCTCTGATAATTGCTTTAATTTCGTAAGTTCTTCGTTGAAAAGCTCTAAAAATAACATAGAGGTATCATAGTCTAATCTGGAAAGAACTTCTCTAATTACTTTATGAAATACGTTGATTTGCTGATCTATAATTTGAATATTAACAGTATTTTGATTAATTACTGTATTTGGACTTCCATTTAATATTGAGTCGTATTTTTCTAATGTAGAAAGTAATGTCTGAAACCACTCAATAAGAATTCTGTCATTTTTCATATTCCTATTATCTTGCTGTATATAATCAAATACTTGCATTGCTCTTGATTCTATAGCAATGACCATATTTTTAATTATTTTTTTAATGTCTACTTCTTTATCTAAATACTCGTTTAATCTTTCTTTATAAGTAGCATTATTATAAATAGAATCTTGTAAATCTTCGCTTATTTTGTTTGACTTTCCTGATTTGACTTTTTCTAAATCTTCGGAAATTTGATTATAAAAATCTAAATATTCATCTCTAAATACTTCTAAATCTTTGATTGATATAATCAAAGATTTATCGGCGGCAGAATACTTGCCTTTAAGCCATTCATTTATTAAAGAAGGCTCTATACTAATAAGCAATTTGCTACATATTTCATTAAAATCTGGATGATTTTTTATTTTTAAAGCTGTATTTTGCTTTAATTCTTTTTTTCTTGCCATATTTGGTTAGCCATTTCTATTGGCTCTTTGCTCTCTATTATCAAAAATTTGGGTAGTATTCATTTCCAACCCATAACCTTGATTAGATACAGATTTTGGAGCCACTTTAGTTCCATCTGCCAACGTAAAACCTTCTTGATAATTGAATATCTTATGATCTAAAGTACATTGCCAAATGCTACCCTCAGAAGTGCCACCAACTCTTAGCAAAGGAGTAGAATGTTCCGGACAAACTCTTGTAGAATTTAATGATGAATCTGGCTTTCTATTTTTAAAAACCTCTGACTTATCTAATGCTGTTAAAGTATTTTTAACATCATTTAATTTGTCAGATTCTTCTTTAGATTTTTTATAGTATTCTTTGAGAAGAGCTGTTCTTTGCTCTTCTATTTTTCTAAAGTTTGCCACATAGTCTTTTGGAGCAGCGATTGTTAATAATAGTTCATCAAGAACTGATGCTTGTTTTTGAAGCTCTGGGTCCCCAGAATTATCATAAGCCTCAGCAATTACAGCCATTTCTTGAAGAGTATCGTAGGAGAAACCTAGTTCATCTTCTTCTATAGAAATTTTCTCCGCCGCTTTTTTAAGAGAGTTTGCCGCATCTACAAAAGCCTCAGCCAATAGATTAAGATTTTCATCAGAAGCTTCTTCTAAAAGCTCATTATTTTCGTTTTCAAGCCATTCCGCTACTATTTTAATTTTATCTGATAAATTCATTTTTAGCCTTTACGAAAATACAACTTGTCTTCTCTTGAGGAGCCTTCTAAACTATTTTTAGAAGCTTCCCGATAAATTGGTTGGCAGTATCCATCATTATCTACGAATGTTTTATGAAGAGGAAGATTGGTATGTGAGCAATATAAATGAGAACTATGTTTCACAGCGACTGGTTTATTACAAGTGGCTACTTTAGTTTGCTTTACTTTATTCAAACCATCCGTAAATGATTTGAGCCCTGCTGCATATGCCTTCGGATCGTTTGAATTAGCCAACGTATTTAAAGCATCTTCAGCTTTTAAGAAATTATCTTTGGCTACTGCTTCTTTTATAACATTTACCAATTCAGATGGTTTTGTTCCATAAAGAGGTGAAGCTGCTGCGACGGCTACTCTATCATAAATATTATGATTAAATATTTCAGTTAAAGAATCTTTTGAAAATTCCTTAATTGAACCATTGCATATTAAAATTTCTGGAGCTAAGGCTATCTTATTTAAAACAGATACTGGAACGTTGAACCCAGCTTTTCCGCCGTTCAGAGATACAGCATATGTAATAGATCCATCATCGCTATCAATTACTGCTGTAGAAGCAGTCTTGATGCCCCATTGCTTTAGACTATTTTCAATATTATCTCTTCCATTTTGAACAACTTTTGCTGAATGCTTGAAGCATGCGGCATTAAGCGGTGATTCAAATTGTTTTGAAAGTGATTCAAATTGTGGATCTGTGTTTTTTGGAAGATTAACAACCAAGTTAGGGTTTACTTCTTCTAATTTTTGACCAGAAATTGACGGTCCTAAAAATGGATTATCTGATTCTGCTTGAGTAATTTTAATATAAGCTAAATCAACATCTGATATTTCATTAGAGGCGGATTTTAATAAAACATCTAATATTGTATTAGGATTAATTGAATTCTTTTTCCCAGCATTGTTTAATAGATAAGATTCAATGCTTTGCTTTGAAATAAAGTTAGTAGAATCATTACCTATAAATGAATCCGAGAATCCAATATCATTTTCGATAACTACAGGTACATATACGGATGTTTCGCCTCTTGGCGTATTAAAAGAAGCTGAACAAATAAATATATTTCCTTTGCCAGCTACCACAGAGCATTTTGGAGAAAGATTGAATAATTCAAAAGTTCCTTGCGCAATGTTCTCAGCTTTTTTAGCCATGGAATCATTGTAGGGCTTTCTATTACCACCAAAAGCTTCATCTAATGCGGAGGCAAAAATAGGATCTATTACTTCTTCTCTGGCTTTGTTTAAATCCAGATATTCGAATTTTTCTGATTTTTTTTCTATTTTTTCTTCTTTTTTAGAAGAATCTAATCCTAACTCATCGCTAAATACTTCTGCAAACTTTGTATTTCTTTGGTAGAGTTTTTGATACAAATCTTTTAATTCTGAACGAGAAATGTCAATTTTTTTGGAAGACATTTTTTCCAATACATTTTTTATAACACCAATAGTCTGATCTTCTGGAAATTCCCTATTAGCAGCGTCTAATTTTTTGCAAAGAGAAGCTAATTTAAATCTTTCATTTGCTTCTACAAAATTCACAAGAGAATTAGTCATATTCAATATGTTCTTAAATTCAAACATTATGCAAGCTCCGGGTATTTAGATAAAAATTTATTTTTTACATTCTCATCTAATGAGCCAAATAATTTTCTGACTAATTTTTCATCAGATGCAAGTGTCTTTGGTAAATAAGATTGTACTAATGGTAATTCTTTTTCTTCAAATCCTAAGGACTTGGCACTAAATTTGGCTAAAAATTCTTTTTTATAGAAAATGTTTAATTCGCTATTTTTAACAATTACATCCCATTTTGCCTTACTATCTGAAGCTTTCGCTATTTTTTCATCAGAGTCGTCAAACATAGCAACAATGTAATCGCCATCGTTAGCGCTTTTTATTTCCCATAATTTTGAATTATCATCATCTTTAAATACACAAACATCAAATGCTACTCGCACAATTTTGTCTTTAACATCAGATAATTTATACGAACGTGGCGGTGATATTATATTTGCCAGTTCTTCTAAATTTAAATTCGACATCTTCATAAATTGCTCCGTAAATTGTATTTGTTCGTGTAAGACATTTTATTCTTAAAATAGTCAACAATATATTACCAAAAAATACAAAAATATTCTTTAAAAGCTTAGAAGAAGTTATTTTCTCTTACTTCGGCTATTCTTTTTAGAATATCATTAATTCTTTGATCTTCTTTAACTATTTTATCTAAACGCATTTTTATACCACCATATGATGTGGGTTTACCCTTACTATCTCTGTTTTTATAGTCAACATTTCCATAAATGCATTTAGTAATTGAGCTTTGATTGACTCCAAGTTTTTTAGCAACTTCTATTTGAGTCAATCCTTTGGCATATAATTTAACTACTTGTTTTTGTCTTGTAGTTAAATTTTCTTCTATAATTCTCCAAAACTCTTCTTTTAACTGATCTTCTAATTGAGCTATTTCATCATTATAGGCAAATGGATTTAATCTTTTATATAAAGAATCGCCATCTGTAAAAATATCTAATATTTCTACAGCTACAGGTATTTCTAAAAATAAACCTTGAAAAGAATCACTTCTATTTTTAAGCTTTCTAAAATTATTATTAACCATCAAATCCTCTAAAAAATTTATATATCAATGATTTTTCAGATGAAATTCTATTTCATCTGAAGAAAGCTCACTATTATCTTTGATAAATTCGTCAAGATCTTTAAAACCTAATGGAATATATTTGTTAATTAAATTACAATATTTTCCATATTTCTCTACGGCGAGTCTTCTACCTTCTGCCCCGGCTTCATCATTATCTAATAGTAAAACAATATTATTAGTATATCTAAGTAATAGGGCTAATTGTTCAAATGAGATATTTGAAGAGCCAAGAGCTACTACATTTTCAATTTTATTAGCATGCGCTTGAATGCAATCAAACTGCCCTTCCACAACGTAGACATAATTTTTTTTTATTATAGCTTCTTTTGCTTCAAATAATCCAAATAAATGTTTTGATTTTTTAAAAATAGTATTTTTATACTTTATTAAATTTAATTCTTTTCTTTGATTTTCTGATAAAATCGTTCTACCTACAATGGCTATTATATTTCCATACACATCTTTATAAGGTAGAATTAAATTATGATCTTGTAATGTTAATATTTTTTTATCATTTGAATTGTAAAGCAGTTTGTATGAAATTAAATCATCTTCTTTAAAAAAAGATAATAATGATTCTATGTTATTGGGAAAATATCCAAATTGGAATTTTTTTTGAGTCTTTTCATTTATTCTATCATCCAAATAGCTTTTAACTTTTTGCGCATCTGGACAATATAACATTTCAGAACAAACTTTAATTAAGTTAGAAAGCATGTTAAGGCATTTTTGTTTGTTTTTGTCTTATTAAATTTTTAAAAGGTTCAGATATATTTTTCATTTCTGAATTGCAATGCTTGCAATGAAAGATATAAGAATTTTCATCGCTAATTAATGGCATTCCAACGCCATTACAAGATTCGCACTTGACTGCAAAACCTTCTCCTTTTTTAGATTTTTTCTTTACTTGCCCAGACATTAATAACTGCCTCTTTGTGAAGTCAGTTATATTTGCTATAGGATTGTCGCAATTTAAACAATATACCTGATTATCTTCTTTACTTATGGTTGCAGCGGTTATTTCGAAACAACCTTTATTATTGCATTGAATATTAAATGACATTTTCATTTCCTTTTAAAAATTCTTTTAGTTTGTCTATATTTTCTGGGTAATTTACCTTTAGGACAACTCTATGCTTTCCACTTGTGTTTTTGACTCCACATTTTTCAATTTTTATTTCTTCATTATTTTTTGATAATGGTTTTATGGAAATTTTCTTTTTTCCGTAGACAGTATTTACTTCGACTTCTTTGCCCTGTAAAGCGTCAAGTAGAGAAATATCTAAATTAGATATAACATCTAATCCTTCTTTAGTAAATTTTTTAGATGGCGCCACATGTACTTCTATTGAAAGATCCGTGTAATAATGCATTCCATTGATTCTTGTATAGTTGCCTGCTCCCGATATATTCAAAATATTTGAATTTTCTACTCCAGGTTTAATTTGGATATTGCCTTCTTTTTTTAAAATAATAAATCCATTATTTTCACATGTCTTACACATTTCTTGCTTGGTTCCTCTACCATAACATTTATGACAAGATGTTTGAAAAAACATGTTTCCTTTATTATTTTCTATAATTCCAAATCCATTACATTCTTTACAATTATTTTTTATTCTTTTGAAACCCAATCCATCGCAGCTACTGCATTTTTCTTTTTTATTGAACTCAATTGATTTTGAGCATCCTAATATTGATTCTTCAAATGAAAGATTTACATCTAACCGAATTGGTTGTAGCTCGTTAGGATCATAATAAAATTGCTGTTGATTAAACATATTTGACATGAAATCACTGAAACTGCCAAAATTATTAAAATTATTTTCAACTGGCGGATTAGATCTATAATTCAAAATGAATTGATGAGCTTCATTTATTTTTTTAAATTCTTCTGGGTCTCCACCCTTATCTGGATGTTTTGATTTTGCGAGTTCTCTATACTTTTTCTTTAACTCATCATCTGAACAATTTGAATCTACTCCAAGCAATTGATATGCATCATTTATGTTCATTTTGATTTAACCTTTGATTTTTTTAGCTTATTATTTTCTGATTTTCTTATAGAGTTGATTACGCTTAAGAGTCCAGTCTCTTTATAGCAGAAAAAAAGCGCAACGGCAATTGCATCGGCTTGATCATAGTACTCGTCTGCTATTTTTCCTGTTTTTTTAATTCTTTTTGGAATTTTTATTTTCAAATAATCTTCTACTATTCCAGGTATTTCAAATTTTTCTGGATGTTTTTTTGTTTTTTTAAGACCACTTCTAATAGACATAACACTAAAGTAGTGTGGTTCTTTTTTTGTTTCTTCTAATACAGTTAACCCAATCATTCTATTAAATACAGCTAAAATTATAATTGTATTAGCTGTACTTTTCCTTGGTATGAACTGCGCTATTTCTTCTATACATACTTCATCTGGATTATATTTTTTTAATAAAGATAAGATGTCTTTTTTAAGAAGGAGCAATCTTTCAAATAATGTTCCCTTTTTACTGGGCTTTATAAAACCCACATCCATCAATGAAACTTTTCTATTATCAATAGAAAGAACCGAATAACCGACTGTTGTGCTTGATACGTCAAGACCTAATACTTTTTTCACAAAAGAGCTATATCAAAAGCACAAAAAAAAAGGGAGTGGAATAATTCCACTCCCTTTGCATATTAATTATATACTATTAAAAGCCGGCGTCTGAATCGAAGTCTGGAAAATCAGAATCTTCATCTACACTTGCTGGAGGCATTTTTGAAACGCTTGGTGCAGAATTTGACGAATGAGCATTATTACCATTATTGGAATTATTGCTATTATTTTGATTGCCTTGATAATTTGACTGCGCATTCTCAGCCATTACTTGCTTCTTACGTTTTTCGAACAATTCGAAAGCTTTTTCAGGAGTCGGTGGAGTTGTTCTATCAACTAAGAATTTAGTATTTACTTGATCTTTTAAAATCAATTCATTTGCATTTAACGGTTTTTTTGGCTTTGGAACCGTTGAATAATACGAAATTGGTGGAGCTTTTGGATTGACAACAATATCAATATCATATTGTGATGGGTCTCCCCAGTCAGCATCATCACTATATCCAAGAATTTCTTTATATACTGACCAACCAATATCTAAAACTTTATAGGAGCTGGTTTTTTTGTCAATCACGCCTACTAACCAACGACGCTTTGGTTTATCTTGCAAGGAACATAAGGGACATTTACCATGAGCTCCAGAACACATATATCTGGAACCAAATCCTTTTTCATTTTCCATCTTATAACGATGTTGATAAAATTGATATGGTAATGTAATTATTCGTACTAAGTTAGAGCCAGGAGTCAATTTAAGATAAATTTCTTTTTCTTTTTGACGTTCGCTATAACCATTATCACCCCACGCCACTTCGCCATGTTTATATTCAGTCATATTTTTTCTCCGAAATTATGTCGCACCCAGCGACTTTTTTATTATTATTATTATTATTATTATTTTTATTTTTATATTATATCTGAATTATAGGGGGATGAAATTTGTTTCATCCCCCTATAATATAATGCTATTTTATTTTGCGATAGGCATAAAGCGAACTAATCGCATACGTTCACGATCTGGAGTCCGTGAAAATTCAACTTTATATCCAGCTCTTTGGATTGACCGTGTTAATGAGCTAACAATACGACTCAATGAAGAGGCTGAACCTGGCCAAACTTCTGGTTGCTTACGTACATTTGAAATACGAGACAATAACTCGGTCATTGTACCCTCCCAACCGTTTTTATTTCTTTTAAGAACGCTTAAAATGCGCTCTTGAACTAAAGTTTTAACTTCTGAATTTTTCACTACGCCAACTGAACTATTTGAATTTGATTTACTCATTTTTTTATTACCTTCAATTATATTGAAATTGATTATTTATTTTTAATGATTCGATTTAGCATCGAATCACCATCTCTATCACTAAAGATACCTTAGTTTATCATTCTCAAAGGCACCTTGCAAGTCATTTTTTCAGAAAATCGCTCATGCCTTTTGTTTGAAGATCAAGCTTTGAACCTTAACTACCCTATGCCAGGGAAGAGATATTTCTACATAGTTGTTTTTATCTTCTTTTTCAAGCAATGAATTGAAGCTTGCAACAACTGTCTCTGCGCTTTCATCGGTTTTAAACCCAACCAATTTTATGTACGGAGTAGTTTCATCTACTTTTGTCGCAATAAAATTTACATATTTTTTTGGATTTGTATCTTCAAATACAACCAAATAAGTTGGAACTATTTTTTTAGGTCTTACATCTAAAAGTGATGCATTGATTATTGGTATATCACTCATTTATTTTTTCCTTTTAATTAAACTTCTGATTCTGGGTCATCCCATCCTTCTACATCAGCATCTTTTTTCTTTACCTCATCGGCAAGAGCCACTCCATCAGCAGAGACAACAATATTTGCTTCTGCCAAACACTCAGTTCCATCGAATAAATGATTCTTTTTAACTCGAGCTCTTGACATGATTCCATGTTTTATTTTTTTACCAGATTTTACTTTGGTCAAATCTTTAACTCGTTGAAGCTGCATTATCAAACTTGAGAAATAAGCAAGAGTTTCTCCTCCTTTTTCCTTAAGCCCTGGAGTCATTAATTGACTATACACCTGATTTACAGCTAATATTGCAATTGCATGCTCGCCTGTTGTTCTATTTTGAAATTCATTGATTAATCGACCGAATTTCTTAATAGCCCAACCTGTTTCTTTTGCGGAAGCTCCAGGTTGTTTAGACATATCCTCATTTTCTTCATTATCTTCAGAGGAATTCAATGAAGCTCCAACGCTATCCCATACAATAAGTATTTTTTTGTCTGGATACGAATCCTTAATAGATCTAACTAAATAAGCTGTTGCTTTTGCTCCATCTATAATTGAATTAGTATCTACAATAAAAAGATTTTTAGAATCTCCTTTTAAATGATCATCATATCGTTTAGCTTGAAACTTTCCTTCGCTATCCCATAGAATAACAACACAGCCTTGATTTTGTGCGTAAGACATGAACTGTCCGCAAGTACTTGATTTTCCGCTATCTGGTTTTCCAGATATTTGACAAAATTTACCGAATGGTATTCCAGGAAGACCTGTTAATTCTTGCCAAAATGAATTACCTTCCCATATAATAAAATCTGATTCTTTTTTAGAACGATTTAAATTTGAACCTGAAGATATTTGTTTAGCTCCAGCTTTATCCTTACCATAAAAGGATCTTGCTTTTGCTAAGATATCGTTTACATCTATATTTAATTTTTCAGCCATTTTTATTTCCAAATCTATTCAATAGATTAATTATTTTTACCTAAATTTCTAAAATAGATATGACCATTGCTCATAATTGTCATAACATTTTGCCATTTTTTTTGTTCTTTATCTGCCTCAGCAAGCGATTGCTTAACTTTAAAGACATCCTCATCTTTAGCTAAAGAATGATCTAATGCCGCTTCTGTTATTTTTTTATCTGAAGAAGAATTTTTGAAAAGAAAGTATTTCTCTCCGGACAATCTTTCCAATTCATTTTTAGCCATTTGTTTTTTAAATTCAAAACTGGCTACAACATCAGTAAGTCTCATCTGCACATCTAAAAATAATGCAGCGGTTCTTTCTGCTTTTTCAGCGGGGTATTTGCCTTCATGGGCTTCCGCCAATGCTTTTAAACATTGACCAATCATATCTTGAACAGAATCATTTAATTCTAAACTCATTTTACCTATACTCTTTTAGAGGTTTAATGAGAAGTATAGCAGTTGAAATCATATCAAGCAAGCTTTTGCTCTACGATTTTCTTGTCTATGACGTCTAATCTTTTGGATACATCGTTCATTAATTCTTGCAATTTACCGTAGATAAGTCTCGCATGTTGTTGTTGAAATACAGCGACAACGAACAAGAAAACTTCCAATGAACAATACCTGTCTGATGGCGGCTTAATAAATTGAATTATACCATTATCATCCGTTTCAAATAAGTTATAAAACATTGATTCTCCTTTAGTCAAAGGAGGATTATCATATGTTGCACATATGTCTTGATATAATTTATACTCGTCTTCAGTTAAATCTATTTTTTTATTATTTATAATTCTAATCATTTTCTTCTGACCAATGGTCTAATCATTTCGCTTTCATCAACTAAAATACCCATAGATGAAATATTATTTGATAATGCTAATACTTCTTGGGGGCTGAGTTCTTTTTTTGAAATTTCTGGAAGATCTAAATCTTCTTGCGAATCAACATCATATTCATTTAAGCTTATTTCGTTATATATTGATTCTACATCTGGTTTCTTAATGTTTCTTTTTATTTTACTTTGAAAAAGCTTCAATCTATCCGGATCCATTAAAGGACCTTCTTTTGATTGATTGCCCTTTTCAGCAACTTCTTCTTTGTCAGAAGCTTTTTTAATTGCTTTTTTATCTTTTCTTGGGGCAGAAGTATATTCTACATCTTCGTCAATTGGATCGTCATCTTTTGTATTTTCATTTTGTAATTGAGTGTCAATAAACCATTTAGCCAAATCTACTAAATCATTACCTTCTTTTACAAAAGCATCCATTTTTTTAAAAAGAGACTTTACTTTGCTGTCTATTAATTTAGATCCACATTTTGGACATCTATTTGTATCTATGGCAAAAGAAAATTCCATAGGAATAGGATGTGAGCAAGAAATACATTTCATATATTTTACCTTAGAAAAAATCTCGAGCATGTGTATGCATGCTCGAGATGTTGTTTTTAACCTTTATATATCAGAAATTTTGAATTTAAGAGAAAATATCTTCTTCAAATTCATCAATCAAGTCATTTTTTGGCTGCCTTATTTCTTGTTCTTCCATATCTTCTTTTTTCGTTTTCTTTATATCTGCCGGAAGCTTTGGAGGCGGAATAAAACTAATCATTCTATCCAAAATAATACCCATTTCTCCATCATATATATTAACCGTTCCAGAGAAATTAATTCCATATCCTACATCTATTTTATTTTTGGATTTCATAATTGATTCCCATACATCAGGGAATACTGTCATTCCGCATACTGTTCCATGCGCATCTTCCAGCATTATTTTTGCCATATTTTTTCCTAAATATTTTGATCCTTCTTTTTTAACTTGAAGTTCAAAAATCGATTTTATCTCTGCTTTAATTGATGCTATCGATTCTTTGTTTTGTCTTTTTTTGACGTAAGAAAGTGAGGCATGTTTTTTATCCTGGAAAAAATCTCCATATGCATCTTTTTTATGCACTGTAAAAGATTCTCCAACATAGAAATTTTCTAAAGCATAAATTTCTGATTTAGACCATTCTTCTGTTTTTGGAAACTCGAAGATAAATTCTTCTTTTTCTGGATCATGTTTTTTTCTCCATACTTGAAGTTTTTTTCTGTACTCTGAGCAATATAGGAACATTTCTTTTCTTGATAATTTAAAACTATCAAGACAGCCAGATGCAGCTAAAGCTTGAATTGCATTAGATCTCATTTTGGATGAGTCGCATCTAACCATGAAATCATGAAAGCTTTTAAAAGGTCTCTTTTCTAAAATTTCATTAATTGCATCATCCGACACAAATTTCAAAGCATTAAGCCCTGTCAAGATAGTCTTATCATCTACAAGAGTATAATACATTTTTGAACTGTTTATGTCTGGCGATAAAATCTTAACACCTCTATTTCTCAATTCTTTTTTTGCTTTAGCAATATTTTCATCTGCATTTGGTGTATTAGAATTGACTTCAGCCATTAAGTTAACGAGTAAAAATTCAACTGGATAATGAGCTTTTAGGTAAGCCGTTTCATAAGAAACCATTGAATATGCTACGGCGTGGCTTTTATTGAACGAATATTTCGCATAATTCGCGATCACTGTATCCCATATTTTCTCAGCAATATTTGCTGGAACTTTATTATTTACAGCTCCTTCAATAAATTCTTGCTTCCATTGCTCTACTTTTTTAGGATTTTTTCCTTTTTCTTTCGTAAGTTTTCTTAATTTGTCAGCTTCAGCTAAATCCCACCCAGCAACATCGTTTGCAAGAATCAATAAGCTTTCATCATAAAGAGGATAGCCAAAAGTATCCTTCAATGCATTGTTTAGTGAAGGATGAATAACTTTAGCCATTTTACCGTTTTCTCTGTCCTTAATAAAATCTTCTCTAATTTCAGCAGAAGCTGGTCGAGCCAATGTGGTAATAACAGCCAAATCTTCTATATTTTTAGGCTTTATTTTCTTACATAAATCGATTGTTCCGGCAGAAGTTCCAAATTGGAAGACTCCATAAGTATCTCCAGAAGTAATTAATTCATATGTTTTTTCATCATATGCCTCATGATCTATTTCTACTTTAATATTTTTTGTCTTGTAAATAAGATCTTTAATTTCATCTATAATATCGAGCGTTGACAATCCAAGGAAGTCCATTTTTACAAGACCATTTTCCTCGGCTACATCTTTATTGTATTCAATAACTACATTATTTTCTTTATCTTTTCTTATCGGAACAATTTCTTGTAATGGTCTTGCTCCTATAACTATACCTGCTGCATGGGTACTTGCCCCCCGAGGAGTCCCACAAATGCCCTTATATTTAAGAACATCGGTATATTTTTTTATGTTCTCATTGAATAGTGGTGAAGTATTAATAACTTCATCCATTGTTTTACATTTTGCAAGGAATGTATCAGCTAATTTATTTCCTATTTCTACTGATAATTTTCTATCTTTTCCCAAATCTAATGAACGAGAAATATCTCGAACATAAATTTTAGGAGTAATTAAGACTACGTTTGAAATGCCCGCTACCTTATCTTTCCCATATTTTTCAGTGACGTAATCTATTACTTTTTCTCTACCACGCTTGGCAAAATCCTCATCTATATCAGAATAAGATTTCTTTAATTTATTGTGAAATCTTTCAAAGACTAAATTATATTTTATCGTATCTACGTTGTGTATTCCTAATACATAGGCAACTGCACAGCCGGCAACGCTACCACGTCCCGGTCCTACTGATACTCCATTCTTTCTTGCCCAATCAATGTAATCGGCAACAATAAGCATGTAGCTGGCAACTCCACAATAATTTAAAACTTCAAGCTCTTTTTCTAATCTTTCAATCCATTTTTCTTTGTTTTCTATTTTCTTGGTTGGAAATAATTTAAAACAACGATATCTTAAATAAGCTTCATCTAAAGCTAATTTTTTAATTTTATCTTCTTGTTGTTCCCACCACGCCTTGAAATCTTGATAATCTTCCGCTTCTTCAACTGGAAAATGTGGTAATTCTTTCCCAGAGGGATTAGAATATTTTGGATCTATCCAATCTGGTTCTTCACATAAATTAGAAAAATAAATGGAATTATCAACTAATTCAGTCGCTCGAGTTTCTCCAAAATTTCTTGAGAAGAAGTTTTTAATTTCTTCTCCTGTTTTAAGATAGAAATCTGAGTTAGGATATTTTGGTCTTGCATTGGAGTATACAGGTTGCATTGATCCAATTGCTAATAAAACATCATGGACATCTCTTTCTTCTTTTTTAAGATAAAAAGAATTACTCGTTGCCACAACTTTTAATTCATGTTTTAAAGCCAATCTATTTAATTGAAAATTAGTATATATTTGATTTACAGCTTCTTCATAGAATGTTCCCATTCTATTTAAATTATGAGCCTGAAGCTCTACTCCAAGTCTATCTTTACCGAAAATAGAAACAAGTTTTAATAAAGCTTCTTCAGCTAAAACTAATTCTTGTTTGTTTATTAATTGATTGACAAGACTATTTCCGCACCCGGTAAGACAAATTACTCCCTCGGAATACTTCTCGAGAAGCTCCCAGTCTATGATAGAAAGAACTTTTCTACCCGCATGAAGTGGGTTTTCATATCCTTCTTTATTTAAAGCAAGAAGATTGCGATACCCTTTTTGATTCATAGCTAAAAGAACCACGTGTTGTATTTTGCCGGATTGATTTTTTCTATCTGGAAAAAAATAAAAATCAACGCCTAATATAAGCTTAATACCATTGTTTTTAGCCGCTTTAAAAGCATCCCAAGTGCCAGCTAAAGTACCTTTATCTGTTAAAGCAACTGCTTTTTGATTAAGCTCTTTTGCTCTAGTAATTATTTCTTGTGGCTTTGGTAATGCTTGTAAAATAGAATAATTTGAATAATTGTGTAAATTGACGAATTCCATATCTCACCTCGAAAGAAAGCATTTTAATTTTGCGCCTAACAAGTAGTTCAACAAAAATAAATTTTGGCAAATTAAAATGGCTATTTTATTAGTTTAAATTTTGAAAAATCTGTTTCTTCTTGCTCTTGAAGATATTTAACAGTTTTTAACTTTTGTATCCAATTTTTTTTGTTTTTGGACTTAGTGGTTAAAATTAAAAATATATCTTGAAAAGATATTTCTTTTCTAAGAAAAAGTTCATGAGCAATTAATTGTATATCATACCAGTATCTTAATACTATCTTTTTAGCCTTACTTTTCATTTTTCTTTTTAAGGCAAGGCTTTGTTTTCCTGGTAAAGATAAGTTATTATTGTATATAATTTGAGATGCTGTAGTAATATCTGAGGAAGAGCCAATTCTCATATATATTGGAAATTTATGGGAACCGCATATTTCTTTATAAAAGATACTCTCCCCTATCATACCTGCATATAAACATTGTATATCTTGTTTAAGTAGCTTTTTCTTTAAATTTTTATCTGAAACATTAGATAAATCTAATTCTTGAAATAAAGTATATCCACCACGGTAATTTTTTGATTGTTTTAATGTAGCTTTGAAAACGTATCTATAATAGTACAAATAACAAATAACATGAGAAGCCTCATGCCATGCTGTAGATATTTGAAATAAGCTTTCCGTAGCTTTAGTAAAATAATCATTCACCATTTTAGATATTAGAAATAATTTTTTCCAGATTAATTATCTGCTCTTCACATTGTTTTGTTTTACACTGTAAGTGTAGTTCATTTCCGCCAAATGGCGAAGTGATTATTAAATAATCATTTTCTGCGTAGAAAATTCCAGATTTATAAAAATGGTTTAAAACAAGATACCCAGCATCTGTAAAATGCTGGGTATCTTTCTTCATAATTGAACCATCTAATTTGATAGATAGTTGTTTTTTACCACAACAAAGAGGAATTTCTTTTTTTGAAAGAATTTCCATTTTGTTTATATTTTAACGCCACGATTAGATAAGGTGAACAAACAATATTTGATTTTTGCTGTCTCTAATCCCTTTGCTTCTGCGAATGGACCATTAATTAATTTTAATTCTTCTTTCAATCTAAGAATTTCAGAATTGTTATCTTTTTCTTTTTCAATTTCATAGATATTGTTTTCGGATGAAACAATTCTTTTTTTAATTTCTTCTGTATCTAAACCATCTATTGTCTCAATGAATTCTGGAGACAAATTATTTAATTTTTTTAGATATTTTTGTGGAAAAATATCCGGAACTTCTTGCTCTTTTTCTACTTCTTTAGACATTATTTTTTCTTTCTCATTCAACGACTGTTGAGTTTTTTATAATGAAATTGTAAACGAATTCATCTTTTATAGCGGTGAATACGTTGTTAATTTCATTTGAATTGATTAAGTTCATCAATACTTCTGATTCGCTTTGATTTGGATGATTTTCTTTTATTTTTCTTTTGAGAATATTAAAAACTTCATCCTCATTTAATTGTGCTTCGGGCTCTTCAGATCTGACATAATCTAAGATTAGTGATAATCTAACGCTATTTTCTGCTATTTTGAAAATATGGTTTCGTGAATCATCATCCAAACTATCTAATTCCATACCTTCTCGCTTAGCAATAATACCTGCTTCCCCGGAGACTAACCATTGCGGTATGATAAAATCATTTTCTGATGTTAGCCTTGCTGATACCTGATCGAATAGATAAGTTGTATTTAATACATTTATTCGATTAGAAGCTGCCTTGCTACATTGGTCTTTTAAATCTTGTAAAGATTGCGCTCCAACTTTTGTCGCCAAATCTTCATCAATTGGATGGGGAACTGATTTTGAACCCATCATAAGTTCAACTTCAAATTTAACTAATTTATCTTTTAAATCTCCCTCTTCTGAGACTGTTGCGGAAAATTCACGTTTTTCTCCATTTTTCATTCCCAAAAGATTTTCATTAAAACAACTATATTCAGCGCTTCCAATTTGAACAATTTCTCCTTCTTTTTTAAGAAGTAAATTGTTATCTTGGTCGAAGGCTGAAAAATTCAAAATAACTGAATCTTTATCTTGAATAAAATCATCATCGCTGAAGGGCAGCATCTGACCATTCTGAGATCTAATTTTTTGCAGAATCATTTCTGATAATTCAGCTTCCGATGGTAATTGAGGTTTTGGAATTTCAAAGTTTTTGTATTTTTTAACTTCTACTTTTGGTAATCCTCTCAGCTCAAAACCACAAGTAAACTTATCATCATTTAATTCAAGTGAATCAAATTTAGTATCAAATACTTTGATATCTTTTTCTTCTGATACTTCTTTAATAGCTGCTCGAGCTAAAGAGTTTTTCATATAGTTTTTAATTTCTTCTTTGAAATTAAATTCAATGACTTCTTTAGGTGCTTTGCCTAAGCGAAAGCCGGGAACTTTTTCTTTAGAAAAAGCGGAAATAGCTTCTTTTTTACTTTTATTTGGAACTGCTATTTCATAGTTAACTTTAAAAACACAACTTTCAGTTTCATTTATATTGTACATTATATATTAACCTTTAATCACCATGGTATTGGTCCATTTTTGAAACCACCATTTATATATTTTAAACCTTCAGGACACTTATCAACATATTCACAGAATCCACATAATTTGGTAGGATTAGCTGGAAACTCTTGTTCATTCATAATATTTCTTGCATAAGTTTCATATTTATTTTTTATTTCTAAAATTTGATCTAAATTGAATTTTTTCGTTATTCTTTCGCAATCATGTCGCAGTAAAACATAAGAACCTCTTACTTCTTTTATTTCTGGATTTTCTTGCAAAAGAACATAAGCATAAGTCAATAGCTGTAAGCTATCTTGTTCCAGATATTTTTTATTTTTAGTAGTTTTATAGTCAACTACATGATAGATACCGTCGGAATCTATTTGAACTCTATCGATCATGCCTATTAATTTGACATTTTCCATTATTTCTACGTCAAAATTCTTTTCTACCGCATAAACGTTAGGCTTGTGTTCTCCGGTGGCTTCTGTCGAGTGCTTTAATAAATACTTTTTAAGAATTTCTACCGACTCGTCTTTTGCTTCTTTCGTAAGTTTACCAGCAAACTCTTTTTCTTGCAATGCAGTTTTGTAGACTTTGTTCATTACTTGATTGAACGAAAGATTAGTTCCTTGAATGAACTCAAGATGAAACAATTCAAGGACTCTGTGAACAAATCTACCAAATAAATGATATGTAAATTCTTTTCTGGGTAATTTGTGAATATAAACAAACTTATATTTTGCTTTACAACTTTCAAATGTGTTTGTTTTTGATACTGATAATTTTATTAATTGTTCTTTATTTGACATATAATTCTCATAGCTTATATGAGAACTATATCATAGAACATCGAGATTAACAACTTTAAGTTAGAACTCTTCTCTGCCAAAGATGCCATTTAAATATCTTGCCAACAATCCTGGGTCCAGCTTGAGAGACTACAAAAGGAATGTTAGGCTGCAATTCTTTTGGCTGATATGGGTATGAAGAAATAATCCATTTATTCGTTGAACTATCTCGATAGTAATTGGTCATTGTTTGAGTTCGAGGATTGTAATGAGCTTTAATGAAGGATCCTGTTGTAGTTGGAGTTTCAAGCGAGGTTGCTGCGTATTTTGCGCCATTGCTCATTACTTCATAATTTTCTGTAGAAAAATCGCTTCTATTAATCATTGGTGGAAGCGCCTTATCTTCTGTCGCAGCATCTTGGAAAATGACCATTGCTTTAGGATTAAATATCTTATCCGATCTTTTTGATTCTTTTGGAGCGTATTCTTGAGGATAAACTCTTCCAACAACCTTAACATTTCCAGGTATCGTGCCTGGTAATGGGCTATTAACATCATCTGTTTCTGTTGGAATTAATAAATATTCAGTTAAAGGAAGATTTGTTCCTCCGGTAGGATTTCCTTGAGCATCATACCCATAAGGAATGACTGGCAATGAAGGATTATCTACTACTTGCTTTGTTTCAGATGGTGCTAAATACGTAATTGAACTAAAATTTATACCACTACTATAGGGGAAACCTGATTTTGTTTCAACTATTCCAGAAATCCATGAATGAGAAAACCTTGTATTATTTAATATATTAGTAGTATAAGATTTGGTAATTATTGGACTACTATCAGTCCCATTTGTTGCAAATATGCTCAATATTACTTCGTTTTGATCTGTAGGTATCTCTATAGGCTCTACATATACCAATGAGGAGGTGTCTGGAGTAGCTCCATTTAGAGTATAAAAGATAGTGCAAGGCATATTTGCAGATAAAGCCACTGTTCTTGGAAAACCTGCAACTATTTGCTCTTGACTTTCATTTATTGTTATCGATATTACACTCATTTGATTATATTTAAAAATTTATTATTTTTTTCTATAAGATTCTTTTTTATCATGATTCTATATATTTTATGAGAGGCTTTTCTAAAAATTTTTGCCAATTCTAAACAATTAGAATCATTTTCTCTTCTATATAATTTTACATAATTATCATGAAAAGCTAAAAGCTCCACAGCCGGATTATTTTTTTTATTTTCTGCTATCTTATTCATACCATAAGATATTAGAAATTTATAAAACTTATCTTCTCCAACTGACTTGAATTTATTTAAAAATAATTCTAACGAATCTTTATTAGACATAACCTTATGAAAAGATGCATTTTTATCCAAAAAAATTTTAACGGATCTGAGTTATTATTTTACTAACCTTTTCCCTTAATTCTACAAGAGTTCCATCATTTTCGATGATAAAGTCATATTCTGAATCTGGAACTAAGTCTTGCTGAATTTCTGAAATATCATTAATAAGATTAATATTTTTTCTCTTAACTCTTACAGAAATAAATCCTTCTGACTTTAACCATTTCAATTCATTAATGAATCTTTGATCTGATACCATGAAACATTTTATGTTTTTATTTGTTTTTTTATAAAAATTTTCTAAATGAGCGATCCAAAAATTCTCATTATACTCTCTGCCTATTTTACCTATATTTACACAAGAATCCCTATAAGAGACATTAAGTTCTAATATATTAGATAGATCTGATTGTATTTTCTTTTCTCTAAGATGAGAGTCTCCATATAAACATTCTGGATCACACCCTGGAAAAAATAATTGCGTTATTTCTTTAATTTTATCAGCAAATGCCGCTACAACATATTCGCTTCGTAATAATTTTAATTCTGAAGCAAACATTTCGGCTGTAGTATTTTTACCACTATTCGCCTTGCCTGAAAAAGCTATTTTTATCATAAAATCACCAATTTATAAGAGATCCAGCAGAGACTCCATTTTCATCTTGTTCAACGACAATTGCATGAGAAAATTTATGTTTTAAATCTGGATTATGAGTTATTGCGAGTATTTTCATATCTTTATGAAGTATCTTAATGGCATCTGCAAATATTTCTGCGGTACCCTGATCTAAAGGTTGATCTACTTCGTCTAATAGCATTAATTTTATTTTAATACCTAATTTATAATTAAGTATATGCATCAATGACAACTTAATAGCCAATGAGACAAGTATTTTTTGCGCGCCGGAGAGCTGTTTATATTCCATTTCCTCTCCAGCAATATAGTAGATAATATCCAAAGTATCTTCAATTTTTGATTTTTTGTTTTCTTTTGAAACTACGAACTGTAATTGAATTCCCGGATGAAGCTTAGTTAACCATTGATTAGATTTTGATTGTAATTCATCCAATATTGAATTAATGATTAAAGCAGGTATTCCTGTAGAAGAAAAGCCATCTACGACTTTTGTTCTAATAAATATTGAAGAGTTTAAATCATTTAGTTTTTTATTAAGAATAATTAAAGTTTCATTATTTTTATTTTCTACTTCAAGCTTATGTTCCATAACAGCTCTTTTTTGCAATAGAGCTGATATTTTTTCATTTAAAATTGAAAATTTATCAGAAAAATTCTTATATTCTTGCTCTTTAAGAGATTTTAACCTTATCTTTTCATCGATATTTGATTTAAGTATTTCTGATAATTTATCATTTAGCTCTTCTCTTTTTCCCTCTAATTCTTTACAATCTTTTTCAAGCTCACCAATTATATTGCCATAGCTTTTATAATCACTCCGTTTTATTTCCAAATCTTTAGATAGAAGCAATATGCTATTTTGCATCTCTTTTATATCGTTGTCTAATGATTTTATTTTTTTATCATTATCAATGATACTATTTTTGACTAATTGTTTATCTTTTAACAAATTTTCTTGGGTAGACAAATTTTTATAAATAAAATCTAATTCTTTTTTATTTTTTTCATTCCATGAGTGCCTATGATCTTCCGTAAGCTCTTGATGACAAGAAGGGCAAACAGAGTCCTTTGGCAAAGGATTTGATTTTAAACTTATATCCTTTTTTAAGGATAAAATGTTAGTAGATATAGAATAGATTTCATTTTGAATATTATCCAAATCTTTTTCTGAAAAAATAATAGATTCTTTTTCTTTTTGCAATGATTGTAATTTATCTTTAGCATTTGAAATACTCAAAGATATTTTTTTACCTTCAATTGGTAAGTTTTTAACAGATAATTGCAAATCTGATATTTTAGTTTGTTTTTGGGCAATATCTTTAGTACATTTTTCTAAATTAGAATTAATATCTTTAATTAGAAATTCACTATTGGATATTTCTGATTTAATTTTGGAAATATCTTCTGACAGAGAATTGATAATAGATTGTAGAGATGATTGACTTTCTTTTAGAGAGTTTAAAATTTTTTCATCTTCTTGAATTTCAAAATTTATTTGCTTTATAGCTTCTTGTGGGTTTCCTAAAGATGATATTTTGACTTGAGCTCTTTCAATTTCTGAATTTATTTCAGCAAGTTTGTTTTTTGCTATTTTTTCATATTGAGAATAAATGTTTAATTGAAGAAGTTCCTTTAGAACATTTTTTCTTTTTTCAACCGTTAAATTTGGAAGATTTCCGTAGTCTTTTTGAACGTTATTTTCAGCATTTGGTTGAACGAATAAGCAAGAAGCACAGAAAACTTTATAATTAAAACCTATAACCTTTTCTATTTCTTTTTCCGTATCAGAAGATCTTCTTTGAGTTAGATTTTCCCACTTGTCTTCTACTCTTCTGTAAAGTGAGACATCTGATCCAGATTTTTTAGATAATGATCTTGATATTTTATAAATCTCGTTATCTACTCCCGATCTAAATGAAATTTCAACAAGACAGCTATCGCAGCCTTTTCTGATTATTTTATTTAAAGTTGAAAACTGTATTTCATTATAAAATACATACTCTATGGCATTAAATATTGTACTCTTACCTGCTGCATTTGAAAATCTATCGTTGCCTTTAATTTTACCAACAATTAATGAACTATTAAAGTCATTAAACGAAAATTTTGTCTCTGAATGAGAGCAAAAATCTTTAATGTATAAATCAATTGGTTCCATTATATTCTTTCACAATCTCTGAAGCAAAATTTATAAAATCTTCTTGAATTTCTTTATCTAAGGAAGAGGCATACATTTGAATTGCTGAAAATTCATTTACATCATTTTCTAACTTAATTTTATTTGTTTCTATAACTTCTGTTTTTTTCTCTTCTGAGATTTTTGTATTATGAAATACTCCATTAGAGTATAACATATCTTCTATTTTTTTTCTGTCTATAAATGGAGATAGTTTTGAAGGAACTTTTAAAGATACTTTGGTAATAGATTTGTCTAAGTTAGAATTTCTTATTTCTTTTTCTATAAAAACCATCGGATCAGAATCTTCTGGAATTTCAATAGTTAAATTTTTAACTTTTCTTGTTGGAATTTTTACAAATTCTATTTCAGAATTATCATCTAATATTGCAATGAATTTTTCTTGATCTTCTTCGCCGAAGTTGGATATATCCATGCTTCCTATATGACCAATCAATGGTTTTTGCTGCAATATTTGAAATTTATGAACATGTCCCATCAAGACGTAATCATATCCCTCAAAATATGAGAGTGGGCAAATCAATTCATTAATAGCATCGTCTAATTCATTTCCTATTGGAATAGATCCTTCTAATGCTAAATGACCTATTAATACCTTCTTGCTATCTAATGGCATAGAGGATAAATGATAAGGTATTTGTTTTTTTAACTTATCCAAAGCCTCTGCATTAGAAGCCAGATCAAATGACTTCCTATCTCTAAAGGGCATAAATGTAATAGATATATCATCCCAATGGACCGTTGCATTTCTACTATAAACAAATACGTTTTCTATTCTGGCGGCAGAAACTATTTCTAAAGGAGAGCTGTAGAATTGCCCGCTTCTTAGAAAATCATGATTGCCATATATAATATGAACATTCTTGTTTTCATGAGAACATTCTTGCAACCAATCTATAAACATTCTTATAACTTGTAGTGATGGATTTGGATCTTCAAATACATCTCCAGTAATAATTATGTCTGATATACCTCTATCGATGGCTTGATGTAAAACCCAATCTAAAAGATTAGATTGATCTATTATTCTTGAATTTAAAGAAAATCCAGTATATTGCTTGCCGAGCGATAAGCCCGCCCCACAATGAGGATCTCCTAAAATTAAAAAGCTTGACATTCGTAGTTTTCCAATTTGTTTTTTATTTTTTCTAAAAGTTTAGAAAGATCTTTTTCTTCTAATGAATGTTTATTTCTAATAAAGTCAAAAGCTTCTGCATTTTTTTCTGCAAATTTAATAGCTTCTGGTCTTTTATTATGTTTAATAATAAATTCTCTCATAGCATTTGAGAATTCTAATATATAAACACTATCATTGAATGATTTTTCATCCGCTTCAAATACTACGCTATAATCATTAAGTAGTGCTTGCGCGGCGGCATATTGGGTAATCTTAGCAGACATCGCAAGAAAGTCTACAGGACCGCCACTAACCTTACATCCAAAACAAAAGAAAGAGTTGGTGTCTTCGTAGAAGTAAAAAGAAGGCGTGCGCTCCCTTCCACCCGAATGAAAGGGACAGCACGCCTTCTTGTTATAAGGATCTATTTTTAGATTATATTTATTTAATAAATCTAATAATGATATTTTATTAGCTTTATCTATTGTTTGTTGGACGGGATCAATTGCAAAACCTGATCCAAAGCTTCTACCCTTGATTCCGTTCGCGCTTTCGCCAATGGATCTGGCGTTATCCGATAATGAGTACATAAGATAATATAATCCATATATTTAGATTTTTCTTCTGAAATTAAATTTAATATATCAGATCTTGTCATTTTTTGCTAGAGTTGATAATTGATAACTTAATTCATTTATTTTATTTCTCTGATGAATCATACATTTAAGCATAATTGTACATAGAGCCATTGATCCCATACCTTCCGGCATAGATTCATCTTCGTTCATTGCATTGGCTACTAAAATAAGTTTGGATAAAACATCTTTTTCCAAAGAAGCATCTAATTGATTTTTATTTTTTTCTAATGTAGAGTCAAGCAATATTTTTTTATAAGCAAGGGCAAGTTCACCTATTTGAGAATCAAGACTCTCTTTTCTTTCGACAAAATCTTCTATTTTTTGATCAAAATATTTCTTTCTTTCATAATTTTCTTTAATTGTGGAAGTTTTTACGTTAGATGCTGGTAGCTTGCTGTCGTTAAGACCAATTTTTTTTCTTGGCTGTTTATCATCGTCATCAAAAGGCATTAGAAACCTCTTTTAACTGGAGTCAACACTACATATTTTTCTACAAGATTACATTCGAATTTACCATTAACAACTTGCTCTAAAGCTGGCAATGCAGCGGAAGCTGAAGAAATTAGATAACATTTTTCTGGATCGAATGGTTGAAACTTAAAATAATCGGAAACTTTTTTTTGCATTGCAAAGACATCAATTGGTAGGTCTTTAATTGAATCCCAATATTTTTCTGAATTCATTTTATTTTCAACAGTTTTTTCTTCTTTAGAATTTACTTTAGACATTTTATCTCCTATTTTTAATATATCACTCATTTATTTTTTCTTCTACATTGTTTTTAGCAGAGCCTTCCGCTAAGACTTTTGCTACTTGCTCAGCCATTACTTTAGTTATTCTTTCAAGTTCTTTATCAAATTCTTCTTTTGAAAAGATATTATATTTTAAACATAATGAAATTATTGTTGCATTTTTTGCAAACATATCGGCTATTAAAATTTCTTTTGGATCTATTTTTGGCATTTTATGTATTCCCACAGCACTTTTTATATTTAAAAGGTTTAGATGTTATTGGGTTAATTTTTCCGCAGTCGCATGGATCATTTGGATTTAATTTTTTAGAAGATTTTTCTTTTACAACATGGTCTGTAAATAGTACACCATTTAAATGATCTATTTCATGTTGAATAACTACCGCAAGAAAACCAGTTGCAGTAAAAGAATGAGGTTCAACTAAGTTATTAGAAACAACAATCTCATTGAATCGTTTTGTTTTACCTCTGGTATTCGGAATTGATAGGCAACCCTCTCCTTCAAATAAGAAAGGATCGTATTTTTTAGTTATTTCCGCATTTACTAAATTAATAGATATATCAGAAAATCTGACTATTGCTACATGTTTGTTAATTCCGCATTGTGGAGCTGCAAGTCCTACCCCTGGTTTCCCAAGTAATTCAGATACTTTAAGCTCTCTCTCTAATAAAGAAATTAAATTTGGAACTTCTTCTATGTCAACTTTTTCTGATTTTTTTGTTAAAATTTCTAAATTTTCTTTAGATGAAGTAGTGATGATCATTTTTTACCACAGGATTGGCAGCCTTTTTTAGTTTCAATGGCTGGCGCTTTCTTTTTTAAACAAACTGAACATAATTTTTCAGAATCAGAACAATTATCGCATATGATTTGTAAATTTTTGCTTATATTTCCCTTACATCTCATACATTGTTTTATTGATGGCAGTAGCGCTAATTTTTCACATGAATTACATAGCATTTTAATATGAACTCTAATTTGTTTAATCTAATGATTGAAGAATTTTTAAAAAAAGAAAGAAGCAAGAAAATGATTAAAGAGAGTTATTTGGAAGTTCCAATTGAAAAAATTAAAGGTAATAAGTCCAATCCTCATGCCATTGATTAATAGGTGGATAGGGAAAAATAAATTGGGCTGGTGGTTTAGGATTTATTCTTAAAGACAGTCCACTTTCTTCTAATCTTTTATTAGCTTTTTTCTTATTGCAAGAATTACAAGCAGCAACGCAGTTATAAAAAGAATTTATTCCTCCCAAACTTTTTGGGAGGATATGATCAATTGTAAGAGGAGTTGCTTTATCACCGCAATAAGCGCACTGATATTTGTCTCTTCTAAGAACCAAGCTTCTTGAAAATGAAAGCTTTGTTGGATTTAATTTTATTAAGTATAACATTCTAATAGTCGCCGGATGATTGACATATCCAGAACCATAAGATATTTTCATTCCATTCCAATTAGCTATTATTTCAGCTTTACC